CTGCGGCCCTGTTTGAGGTGGCGTTCCAAATTTTCAGGAATGTTTTTGCTCATGTGCTGACTTTCGGTTTGTTGGCGTGACATCGACAAGGCAAAAATGTCACGATCCGGTTCCGCTGCCGGATGTGGTTTGGGATGCGGAAGCGGTTGCCGAAGCGGCCCCCGGTAGCGAGTCGTAAGCCGTCAATGGGACGCCGTACTCACTCGCCAATTTGTGCGCCTGAGCGATTGCTTTGAGCGTGTCTTCCAGGTCATAGCCTTGCGCCGCGCACAGGTCTTGTGGGCTCATGAGGCCAGCTTTGACCTTGAGGATGTTGGCTTCGGTGTCGGCCTTGGGATCAACCCAATCCCATCGGCGCGGTTGCCATTCATGACGGGAGAACTTGTCCAGCTTTGCCAGTGGCAAGGGGGAGCCATTGGGCATGACCACCGCACCTGACAGCAGGGCCATTTGGAGCCATGCGCGGTAAATACGCTCCATGAAAATGGAAATGAACCATTCCTGATCGGCCATCCAGCGGTCACGTTCTTCCAGGGTACCGGATCGGATAGAGCTGAAAGACACGCCTTCCAGATCATTGCCCAGCGAGTGATATGCGACACCCCAACCGCTGGCGATGCGCTGGAGTGTGGTCTTGACGAATGGCCCAAAATTTTCTGATGGGTATTTGCTGTCAAGCTGTTTGATGTCGGTACCAGCCGGGATGGTGTCAAAGTACCCGGGCAGACTGGTGGTGATGGTCTCGCCAGAGGAATCGACGCCGCCAATCGGTGCTTGGCCGTCTTGCGTGACAAAGAAACCATAATGGTTTGCGCCGTGCTCAGCGGCCAGCAATGCGGCCAGCTTGAAGCCGCCCAGGTGATGCAGGCTGAGCATCCCCGGGGCCATCCACGGGATGCCGCGCAATTGCTCGCCACGCTCGATTTTGAAAGCGTGAATCACATCTTCCATGGGCAGGCGGATGCGCTGGCGGTTGCTGTTTGCGCCATCGTTCGGGTGGGCCGCAAAGATGTGCAGGGCCAGCGGCCTGCGGTAGGCATCAACTTCCACGCCCATGATGACCGTGTTGTTGCCGTAGCGACCATTGAATGTGGTGTCAATGCGGTCAACGTCAATGAGCTGGATGGCAAAATTGAATTTGTTGCCCGCATCAGCGCCGCGAACCATGCGCACCAGGAATTCGCCATCGCTAGGCAGAGCGCCCATCAGCGTTTCGCACATGTCGCGGAAATGCTGATGCCCGGTCAGATCGGCCACCGTCTGCCACTCGCTCCATGCCGATTCAATTGCCATGTTGGCAAGGCGATCAGGCTTTCCGGGGCCGTCTTCGATTCGCACTTGCAGGCGAATGCCAGCGGGGCCAATGACGTTGTTTTGCACCATGCCTCGGAATTTCCGCGCATAGTCATTGTTGTTGACCAGATCGCGGCCTCGCGCTCGGAGTCGGTCAAGATCGCCGCGCAACTCTTCATTGATGGATTGCTGAGTGCCAAGCCAATCGGCGGCAAGACGATCAATTCGCGCGGCCTGGAAGCGGCGCAACTGAGTAGATTTTTGTGGGGTGCGGCGCATGCCCTCCCAAATTCGGGTCAGAACATTCATTAACCAAACCTCACATAAACACGGCTGTTGTCGGGCAGGCCAGAAGCGATGCGGCCAGCCTGTTCCTCTTTGCTGACTTCAATGCGCAAACGATCCCGGTGCGCCCAAAGCTCGGGGAGGGAAAACCGCTTGAGCTTTCGGCCTTGAATCTCATATTCGGCGGCGGAAAGATTGGATGAGTTGGACAGGTACGCTTCGACGGCTTCAAGCGCTTTGCGGGCCTGCGTCCTGTTGTCCAATGTGCTGGCCGAGAAACTTGGGCGCACTGTGATGCGGCCTTCGCCCACCGTGAACACTTCGCCCGCCTTTGACACCTGCGCCCGGTAGTCGTAAACACCAGCCGCCCATGCTGCCGTGGTGGTGGCCGATGCCTGAATCAGGTGGCTGTCGCCACTGGCTGTGCCAGTGATGGTGATTTTGCTGGCCGCATTGATGAGGATGTACGACAGAACCCAGCCGAGACTGGCCGGGTAATCCGTCAGTGTCTTGAGCCAGTATGTGGTGTCACCGGCGTTGATGGATGATGGTTCGGTTGTAGAGATTTCTGGCATGGTTGGCGGACGCAAAAGCGCCAGGGTTTCGCCAACTGTGCCGATTGATGTGTGACATCGACAAGGCAAGCCATGTCACAAGGTGTTGTCAATGATTCGGTAAATTTGCCTAGCTGATAGCTTGAATTTACGCTCTAAGTACGAAACACGCTCACCGCTTTGGTGAAGCCGCCTGATTTCTTCATTTCGCTGGCTGGTGCCTTCGCCGGGACGCCGTGCCACATAAAGCCTGTCCCCGCCAAACACATCGCGCACCTGTTTTTCGGCGGCATCAATCACGGCCCGCTCAAGGCGTGGCGTAAGTGCCAAGATGCACCGCAAGGTGTACTCAACCACATCATCGGTGTGCTTGACGGCATGCAGTGCATCAAAGTCAACGATGGCCGCTTGCTCGATGGTGGCCTGAGTTTTGGGTGCGCGTGAGTTTGTTGTTTTCACCATGATCGGGGCTGAATGTTGGGTCGGCGGTTTTGCCGGTTGATGATGGGGTTTGGTTTTGGCGTTGGATCGGGCTGGGCTTCGGCTGGTTGCTGTGGCACTTGCACTTCGGCATGCACCGGCTTGCCGTCCAAGTAGGCTTCGATGCGATCCCAGTCCGTTTTGGTGGCTCTGTGCAGTCGCAGCTCCGGGTGGTGGGCGGCTGAGAATGCATATACCCATGTGTCCAGCGGCTCATTTCGTGCACCACGCCGATTTTCAAAACGGTTTTTGCTCGGGTTGTAGATTTCACCCACCAGGCCCGTGAAAAACTCCGGCTGGAGCTGGTCACTGAAATGGGTCATGCGGTCTTCGGGTTGCTTGTCGGCATCGGCGCTCAGGCGGCTGTAAAGCCAATGCTTTGCACCCACGGTGCCCACGTGATAGACCATCACGCCTTTTTTGTCGCTTCGGCCTTTCCAATCAACGTCATGGAGCTTTCCTTTGCTCAGGATTGGCGCATTGTTTGGCACCGCGCCAAAAATCGCCATGGGCCGCTTGACGCGCCGTTGCCGCACAAAGTTTTTGACGGCCTCCGTCCGGTGGCCGCCTGCGTCTTGGCACATGGCCTCAATTCGCAAACTGCCGCCGCCTTCGCGCTCGATGGGCCGGTTGAGCAGATCGGCCAATGCCGCCCACACCGGCTCATCGGCTGGGTCTCCGGGAAGTTCAATGTAGTCCAGCGTCCAGAACGCCAATCCACGGCCCCAGCCAACAATGTGCACGGCCAAGCGGTTGTCTTGCGTGTCCACACCGGCTGTGACCACCAGCGCACCGCGCGGCGCAACGCGCAAGGGGTACGGTTCGGCGCGGTCTGCAATCGCGTTATGACGCACCGCCCGCATGGCGGCATCCTCCCAGGGTTCGGCCAGTCGGTCATTGACAAAGGTTTTAAGCCGTGCGGGGTCTCCCTGAATGTCGCGCCACCTGTCCACCAGATCAGACCAGCGCGGCCCCAGGCCAAATTGGTAGTACAGGCAATTGATGTGATACCCGCGCACCTTTGCGCCTGGATTTGTTGGCCTCCATTCGCCCGCCTTGATCATGCTGGTTTTGTGGTGCTCATCAATCTGTGCGCCGCACTCTTGGCACGTGTACCAAACCTGCGAGTTATCAGCGCTCCAATGCAAACCACCCCACTCCAGGTGTTGCATGTGCTGGCAATGCGGGCATGGCACAAAGAACCGGCGCTGATCGCTTTTGTTCCATAGCGATTCAATGCGGCTGATTCCCTTGATGGTGGGTGTACTGATGTAGAGGCGTTTGTAGGTGGAAGGGTAGGCGCTGGTGCGGCCATCCAGCATTTCCAGCGGATCATCGCCGCCGCTGAGGTTATTGCTGAATTCGTCCACCTCATCCACGATCAGCTTTTGCACGGTGGTTGATTTCAATCGCGCTGGACTGCCAGCGTGTTCGATGTAGAGCTGTCCGCCCGCAAAATCCTTGAATGTCCTGGTATTCGATGAATCGCGGCTTGCAACGCTGGTCAGAGCGCGTTTCATGGCTGGCGTTTCTTCAATCGTCGGCGTGAGTTTTTGCGCCACCCATTTGTTCATCGACACTTCGCCAGGAAGGCACACCATGATCGGGCCCGGATCATGATCCATGCAGTAACCCAGCGAGTTGACGGCCACCTCTGTTTTGCCGAATTGGATGGGGAACATCAGCACCGTGTCATGCACGGCACTGCGAGCGCTCATGCAGTCCATGGGCTCGCGCAATGGCGGGTTGTTGTCAGTGATCCACTGCCCAGCCTGCGCACTGCCCTTGCTGGACAACCTCCGCTCAAGGTCGGCCCACTGGCTGACTGTCAGGGGCTTGCGTGGCGACAACGCTCGGGCCATGGCCCTGAGACCAGAGACGCGCGGATTGGCAAATGCAACACGGTCAAACATTCTCAGCCTCGCCCGCCATGCGGTTGAATTTGTCGGCCAGGTCATTCAGCAGTCGTTCGACCTGATCGCTGAGCGTGGCACGGATGGCGTTTTCATCGCGGCCTACAAGCTGAGGCGGAAGCGTTGCAGACCACGCCTCCAAGCGCCCGCGCAATGTGGCCCCAGCATCGGCCATCATGGCGATGACATCAGGCTTTTCCATCAATTCACCAGCCTCTTTGCGCCACGATGCATGCTCACGCTCAGCGGCCCAATGTTCGCGCTTGGCCTTGGCCGTTTGGAAGTCATAGCCGCGACTGGCTGAGCTGAATTCTTGCTCGGTGCCTTGTTCGGTTTCTGTCTGTGTCTGTTGCTCTTGATTCTCAGAATGGCCGGTCATGGCGTGAGTGCCACGGGCATTGGCATGGCGTGATGCCACGCCCGCTTTGGATGGGTCTCTGGTCTCGGCAATTCGCGCAATGCTTTCGGCCACGCGCACCATCTTGCCGTCATCCGTCAAGACCAATCGGCCCTCTTTTTTGAGCTGATAGGCATACGTGCGCTTGCATCCGATGTACTCGGAAAACTCAGGGACTGAAAGCGTCTCGGGTCTTGCTGTCATTTTGCAGTTGCCAATGCCTTGTCGATTTCCTGATCAAGGATTTGCTTGAACTTGGCTTCGACCACCGGGCTGGCGATGGCCTCCATGTCCAGGCGCTTTTTGTACTTTGCGGGCGTGTCTTCAAACACGATGACGGGGATCAACTTACCCGGCCCCCCTGAGCTGCCAGGAATGCGCCGCCAGATGCCAAGTGGCGCGTTTTCCCATCCATCGCCCTTTGGGATTCCGAAAAACAGTTGAAGCGGCTGGCCCTTTTGCCCTTTCCTGCGATTGGTTCCACCGGCACCGATGCGCCGCGCAATGGCCGCGCTGAGCTGGCCGTTTTCAGCCGCATCTTTGAGCTTGGCGATCAGCCCGCGCGGGATGTTGCCGAAGGCATTGAGCTGAATGTTTCCGGGCAGACGAATGCCAGCTTCATGCGGGTCATAGATGCCGCCATCGGCCTGCAATTGCAGGTACTTGGCCTGGATGTCTTTGAAACCCACTTCGGCCACCAGCTCTTCGCGCGTGGCCCGTTTGGTGTAGGTGCCGTTTTTGGTGAACGGTGTTGGCCGGTCAAAGGCCTTGTCTAGTTCGCCGGGGATGGCCTTTTTAACCTCGACAGCGGTTTTGGTCAGGGCCGATGCCACTGCGAACTTGACTTGCTTGAGGCTGGTGGCCATGGCCGCTTTGACCTTGGCGTCATCGACATCAATTTTGATCTTCATGGCTTCGATTCCGTTTTTGAGGCCGTAGAGGCGTTTTTCTCGATCAGGGCATCCAACCCCTTGGACAATGTTTTTTCATCGCCTGTGAGCTGGATTTGCATGGCTCTGAGGCCGGGGAACAGGTCTTGATCCTGCAAAGACTTCACCAGCTCATGCAATTCAGGCCAGGACTTGACCACTTCCTGAAATTTTTTGGCGTTTTCAGCGGTGCACCGGATCGTGATGGTTTGGTTTTTTTTGTCCATCTTTCTTTTTGTGCGGTATGTGGGGTATGGTGTGCGGTATGGCGGTTTGCGTAAGTGCTTGATTTGATTGGTGTGTGCGGTATGTGCGGTATGTGCGGTATGCATACACACATGCACATGCACACGCACACGCCTGCATGCGCATGTGCGCCCGGGCGTCCGTGTAAGGGCTGATACCGCACATACCGCACAAGCCTTGAAAATCAAGGGTTTCATTCCGCACGGGATACCGCACGGGATACCGCACATACCGCACAGATTTGGCCGAATTGGCGTGCAACGGCTCATCGTCCAACACCTCCCATGCCCTTGAAGTCCTTGAGCGCCATCTTGAAGACGCCCACCCGCTCACCGATCCACTCGCTCTCAGACCGGCCTGGTGGCATTTCATGCCCGCCCTTGAGAAACGCAATGGCCGATGGCCCCTTGATGCCCGTTTCGCTGTCATAGCGCTTGCGCTCGACATTGGCACCGTGCTTTCGCTTGAGCGCGTTGGCAAAGCGCGGCTGGTTGAGTGCCTTGAGGCCAACCCGCTTGCACCATTCGCAATACAGGTCAAAGAGGTCTTGGCTCAAGCATGGGGACAACAATTTCGGGGTGTGCTGTCCGGGGAAGCCTTCCACATCGCCCGACTCAAAGGCCAGCATGAAGCGGCTGGGGCTGTCCAGGCTGAGGTCGATCAATTCACGCTTGGCATCCGTCATGGGCGGAAGCGTGGCCGGGCCGAAGTCGCCCAGGTCAAGGTGCAACAGGTAGTCATGCAAGGCCGGGATGCCGCCATCCTCGATTTCAGACCTGACCGATGCATAAAACTCACGGCTCAATTTCTCGGGCGTCCAAATCACCGCATGGCGGCGGTCATCCTCTTCCAGCACCACCGGCATGGCCTCATTCGACAGGAAAACCATGTTCACATGGTTCTTTTCCTCATAAGCGGCCATGTTCTTTGGGTTGATCCTGATCCACTCACCAGTGATGAAAGCCTTGAGCTTGTTTTTCACGTGGTACAGCTCAGACCGGGCCAGCACCTCATCGGCAATCAGGAACAGTTTTCGGCTGGCCCAGTCATTGAATTTGTCTTCAATGGCCGACTGGTCAATCACCCGGCCATAGCGGCCATAAATATCCATGATGGCTTCAAAGAACATGTTTTTGCCGGTGCCCTGTGGGCCATGAATCACCAGCGTGGTTTTCATCTTTGCGCCGGGGTGCTGGATCGGGTAGGCCAGCCAGCGGATGCACCACAGGAAAAGCTCTTCGGGTTTACTGTCGCCCGCGCACATGTAGCGCAACAGGTCAAGCAGGTTTTCACACCGGCCAGCTTTTGGCACTGTCGGCCAGCCTGCCCACAAGTTGCAATGGATGCTTTTGTCGTTGCAGGCCGGGTCAAAGCCAACCTCATCGGCGCGAACCAAATGGCGGTCAGGATGCTCTGCCCATGATCGGTGCAGCTCACGCGCCACGCATGCATCGCGCATGTCGCTCAAAGCCACAAGGCAATGCTCCTGGTGGTCAAACACCGTGCCGCCTTGGCCGTATACCAGTGAGAACCGTTCCAGCAGCTCATCAAGCGAATCAATGGGCCTGAGTGGCTGTTTTTCTTCGCTCCCCTCCCCCTGCGCTGTGCTGGAGCGCGTGGCGGCGGGTGTGATCGTCCACCCCAATTCCGAGATGCGAGCCTGAACCTGAGCGCGAACAACGTGCAGGCCTTCGGCCATGTGCAGGTCGTTGAAGTCAGTGATCTTTTCGCCCTTGGCTTCAAAGGCTTCGCGCCGAGCAACCTCATTGGCGAAGACCGGGGCCACGTAAGCTCCGCCGACCTCAAGCGCCGCCGCACTGGCGCACGTCACGCCCGGATTGCCTTGGCTGAATGCATCGTCATCGGCGCAAATCAGCATCCGGGTTTTTTTGTACCGTTTGCGCAAAGCTGTTGCCACTGGCGCAAGGTTGCCCGCATCGAAGGCCACGGCGACCGGAATGCCTGTGGCCTCATACAGGCTGGCCGCTGTGGCGTAACCCTCAGCGATCAGCAACAACGGCCCCGGCAATCCGATCAGGTGGAAGTGGCCTTTCTTGATGAGGCCACTGGGCCAAAACTCTTTGCCCAGCTTGCCCTGCCCTTTTTGATCGCCACGAATGATCTGGAGGCCATGAATGTTATTGGCCGTGTCCAGCATGGGGATGACCATTGCGCCGCTGGTCGGGCTGAATCGGATGCCGTGCGCTCCCACCCCCTTGCGGTGGAGATAGGCGCAATCGCCATCTTCGGCGCATTTCTTCCAGGCGGCGGAAGCCCGCCGCGCGGCTCGATCAGCATCGGCCTTGCGCACCAGTTCGGCCCGCTTGCTGTCTTCGGCCAGTCGCCTGCGAAGGCTGGCCCGTTGCTCTTGGCTGATTTCTGTCTTGTGGATGTCGATCTTGACGGCGTTGTTTTCAGCGCCGCGCCAGATGCCGTAACTGCCGACGATCAGGTCATCCCCATTCGCCAGCCGCATTTCGTGCACGTGATACCAGCCCCGCTTTTCCCGGGTTCCCTCTACCCGGCATCGCGTCAGCTTGCCAAGCTCAAGGGACTGGACTTCCAGACCTGCCGAGCGCAGTTGGCTCAGCACATCATCGTAGTTCGACGCCATCAGTAACTTGCGCCTTGACTGACTACAAGGC